CACCCGTCTGCCGACCGGCTCAATTACCACACCTGACCAGGCCGGCCCCGTCTGGTACGCCCCCAGCAACGAGCTGTATTTCAACGGTGAAATGCTCGACCCCGCAAACGTCGTGCAGTTTATCGGCGCAACCCAAGGCCTGATTTACAGCTCGGAGCAAGCAATCGCCACCGCCCTACGCATTGAGGACGCCCGGCTGCGTAACGCCGCTTCTTCAATCCCGTCGGGCATCCTGCGCCAGGTCGGTGGCGAACCTCTCAGCGCCCAGGAACTAGCCGACCTGTCGGCAGCGTTCAACGCGGCCCGGTCATCCAACCAGACCGCCGCCCTGAACGAGTTCTTGACGTACGAGCCGACTACGGCCACACCAGACAAGATGCTGCTTATCGAGTCGGCCCAATTCTCGGCGCTGCAAATGGCGCAAATCTGCAACATTCCGCCGTACCTGCTGGGCGTACCGACCGGGTCGTACGCATACACAAACAGCCGCGAATCGCGCTGGGACTTGTGGCTGTACGGCACCAAGGGCTACGCCGAAGTCATCGCCGCCACGCTCAGCGCAAACAACATCCTGCCGAACGGGACGTTTGTCGCCTTTGATTACGAGGCGTACCTCGGCGAAATGGACGATGCAAACACCTCACGCGAAATGGTCGACGTCGAGGAAAACACCCAGGAGGAAATGGCGTGATTCGCTTCACTTCAGATTCTGTCAGCGTTCAGGCCAAGAAAGGCGAGGACGGCGAGCGTCGGATAGACGCGATTGCGGTGCCCTATAACGTTTTTGCGACGGTGAGCGGCGGCCAGGAGGTCATGTTCAAGCCGGGCAGCCTGCCGGTTGACGGCAAGGCACCCCGCGTTTTCATGTACCACGATTCCACCAAGCCGGTCGGCATCGTGGCCGAGCGCGTCGACACCGACGAGGCCATGCTGGCATCCATGAAAATCAGCCGCACCGCCCTCGGGGATGAGGCGCTGGTGCTTGCAGCAGACGGCGTCATGGACGTGTCTGTTGGGGTCAACCCGCTTGAGTTCACCGAAGACAAGCAGGGTCGCATCATCGTCACGAAAGCTGAATGGATGGAATTGTCACTTGTGCCCATCCCAGCGTTCGCAGGTGCTACCATCACGGAAGTAGCCGCGCAAGCGGTGACAGAACCCGACGAACCCACAAACCCAGAAGTTCCAGAGGAGGAACCCATCGTGGAAGCCACACCCGCACAGGCAGAGGTCGTCGAGGCAGCTGCCATTCCCACGCCGGCACTGCCGGCCCAGCCCAAGCGCAAGTTTGCCATGCCGTCCGCAGGTGAGTACCTCGCCGCGTACCACATCGGTGGCGACACGTTCCGCAAGGTCAACGAGGCGTTCGTCGAGGCCGCCAAGGACAAGCAGACCGCCCTGCAGGCCGCAGCCGGCGACGTTCTCACCACTGACACCCCGGGCCTGCTCCCGGTGCCCGTGCTCGGCCCCGTGTTCCAGGACTTGAACTACATCCGCCCTGTGGTCGCAGCCGTGGGCGCAAGGGCGTTTCCGGACGGTGGCAATCAGAAGACGTTCGTGCGCCCCACATGGACTACTCATTCCTCGGTGGCCGCCCAGTCCCCTGAGCTGAACCCGGTGTCGGCAACCACGCCAGTCATCGCGTCCAACGTCGTCAGCAAGACCACGCTCGCCGGTCAGGTCACCCTGTCGGTGCAGGACGTCGATTTCACCAGCCCGGCCGCCATGGAAATCATCCTGCGCGACCTTGCCGGCCAGTATCTCCTGCAAAGCGACAACCAGTGCGCCGACCAGATTGTCGCCCAGGGCGTCGCATCCGGCGTCACCTGGACGGTCAACGGCACCGACCCGTCCGACCTCATCAACACGCTGTACGAGGTCGCCGAGTCCATGCTGGCCGCCACGAACTTCCTGCCTGACCACCTGTTCGTCAGCGTGGACGTGTGGCGCAAGCTCTCAAGCCAGCTCGACGCCGATAAGAGGCCTGTTTTCCCGTACGCTGCGGCGGCGGGCCTCATGGGCGTCAACGGCATGGGCACCCAGACCATCACCAGCACGAACACCCTGAACCCGTTCGGCCTGAACCTTGTGGTCGACCGCAACTTTGCGGCAGGCACGATGGTGCTTGCCCGTGGCTCCGCAGTGGAGTTCTACGAGCAGGTGCGCGGCTTGATGTCGGTGGAGGCACCGGGAACGTTGGGCCGGGTGTTCAGCTACTACGGCTACGTCGCCACGTTCATCGCGGACGCAACCATGGTGCAGAAGATTACGGTCGCCTGACCGTAACGCGGAAAGCACGTCATGTCGGAGATTGCGTACGTCATTCGGGCCATGCGCCTGAATGACTACGCAGTCCTCCAACTACTGACAAACATCGACGCCACACCCGGCCAAGAGATTGAAATCTCGGGCGTTGTGGCATCGTTCAACGACTCTGGCACCCTGCTGGTTGCCTGCCCCCAATACGAATTCACGGGCGTCGACGACGAAGGAAACTGGACGTTTGACTTTGACATCCCGGTGTCAAACCAGGTTATGTACCAGAACGCTGGTGCCGACGTCACCTGGTACGCGGTTGACCCGTACGGCCTCGTCGAGTGGAACCCTGTTTGCACATGGGTCAGCAACAACAACGTAACCGAATGGCTGGGTATTGCAGTCGCCACCGCAAACGACACCGCGTTCATCACTAAATGCGTGTCCGCCGCCAACCAGTGGGCCTACCGCAAGCGTCAAGAGTCTGGCTACCTCACCGACGAGCTGAACACCAGCCCCGGCGGCGACGTCACCCTAGGCACCATCATGTACGCCGCCCTGCTTTACAGGGAGCGCGGCAGCGCTGACTCCTTTGCGTCATTCGATGCCATGGGCACCATCCCGGTGCCTAGCGCTCTCGGCCGCATCCTGCAGCTCCTTGGCGTGAACCGACCACAGGTTGCCTAATGGCTGTCTCAGGCATCCTTTGGGACGCGGTAAACGCCACCAGCACCGCCATTACAGCCCTCAACACCGGGTACGCGGTTGTCACCGACCCGCGCAACGCCCGCCCCATGACGTTCTTTCTGGAGCTGCCAACCGTTGAGGCGTTCACCTACAACGTGGGCGACATAACTCTCCGCATCAGAATTTGCGCCCCGCCACCCGGCAATCAGGACGCCAGCAACTTTCTGCTTACATTGGCGGACACCATCATGAATTCAGCAATAGCCGTGACAGACCTGCGCCCAGGTGTCATGATTATTGGCGGCGGACAGGAGCTGCCGACATACGACCTGACCGTGCGGGTGGCCGTGCGGCGCAACTAAAGGAAACCCAATGCCCACAGCAACATTCCTCTCCAACGCCACGGTGAACATCACCCAGGGCGTCACCACGACCGACCTGTCCGACCAGTGCCGTTCGGTCACCGTCACCATCGGCAGCGACCCGCTGGAGTCCACCGCAATGGGCGACACCGGCCACCGTTTCGTGTCGGGCCTCCAGTCTGTCGAGGTCACGCTGGAAATGTTCCTCAGCTACGGCGCAAGCGAGGTCGAGGGCATCCTGTCCAGCTGTGTCGGCACCGGCACCACCACGCTGACCATCAGCCCGTCGGGCACCACCGAGTCGGCCACCAACCCCGAGTACGTCATCACGAACTGCATGCTCCAGAACTTCACGCCGATTGCGTCCACCGTGGGCGAGCTTGCCATGGTCACCGCCACGTTCACCGGCGGCACCTGGGTGCGCGACGTCACCCCGTAAACACCTACCAACCGAGGGAGAAACAATGCAGCTGCACCTGCACGTCACCACAAACGACGGCCAGGACTACACCGTCACCACAAACCTGTTTGTGGTGGTCGCCTGGGAACGCAAATACAAGCGGAAAGCCTCCGACCTTGCGTCCGGCATCGGGGTCGAGGACTTGGCGTTTATGGCGTTCGAGTCCTGCAAGCAGGCAGGCATCGTGGTGCCAGCAGTGTTCGACGACTACGTCAGGAAGCTGGCCGCCATTGAGGTTGTCGGGGAGGAACCCGAAAACCCTTCCTGAAAGGCTCGTACCACTACGCGCTAGCGGTGGTGCTGGTCAGCACCGGGTACTGGCCACCCGACATCCCGTTCAGCGGGCAGGCACTAGCGACGGTGGTTAGTATCTTGAACGAGCAAGCAAGGAAACAACGATGACCGCGTCAACAAAAATTGAAATTGTCGGTCTCAAGGAAAGTTTGCGGGTATTGCAGCAGTACGACAAAAAACTGCGCCGCGAAATCACCAAGGACTTCAACTACATCGTCAACGACGCAGTACAGCAGATGCGTAACGACCTGCCGCAAGAGGCACCAATCAGCGGCTGGGCACGAAACTGGACAACGCCTAGCGGCTACAAAATGCTGCCTTGGAAGGGTGGCCTGGCTGTTACCGCAATTAAGGGCTACACATCCGGCAAGATTCCACGCGAATTCCAGGGCCGTACCCGCAACGCAGCCGTTTTCGGCATCAGGTGGCGGGCACCACACGCCACCCTGTTCGACATGAGTTCCAAAGCAAAGACACCTCAGGGTCAGCACATGGTCGACGGGCTCACGGCCCGCTACGGGCAAACCAGCCGTCTCATGTGGCGCACGTTTGACCTGTACCGCAATGACATTGAGCACAAAATGGAATTGCTGGTCAAGAAAGTGACTCAGGCCGCAAACGATGAACTACGCCGGCGAGGGGGCAAGTAATGGCACTGTCCATCCCCATTGTTTCTGAGTTCGTTGACACGGGCGTCAAGAAGGCCATCAAGGAATTCAAGCAGCTAGAAACCACTAGCGAAAAAGCCCAGTTCGCAATCAAGAAGGCGGCGGTGCCAGCAGCTGCCGCGCTGGGCGCCCTGACGGTGGCCATGGGTGACGCGGTCAAGGCCGCCATGGAGGACGAGAAGTCCCAGCAGATGCTTGCCCGCCAGCTGAAGGCAACTACCGGGGCGACCGACGACCAAATCAAGTCGGTTGAGAAGTACATCACCGCCCAGGGCCGCAACCTTGGCATTACGGATGACCAGCTGCGCCCGGCGCTGGCTGGGCTGGTGCGCGTCACTAAGGACGTCAACGAGGCTCAGAACGCCGCCAGCCTGGCCATGGACATTGCTGCCGCCAAGGGCATCAGCCTGGAAACGGCCAGTAAGGCGCTGGAAAAGGCTTACGGCGGAAACCTGACTGCGCTAGCCAAGCTTGACCCGTCAGTGCGCGCAATGATTAAGGGCGGCGCCAGCCTGGAAGAAGTGTTTGCCCAACTGGGCAAGACGTTCGGTGGGGCCGCTGAGGAAGCCAGCAACACGGCCGCTGGCGGCTTTGCCAAGATGAAGTTGGCCCTGGACGAGACGAAAGAGTCCATTGGGGCGGCTTTGTTGCCGGTCATCCAGAAGGTGCTGCCATACCTGCAGAAAGCGGCTGAATGGGCGCAGGACAACCCCAAGGCGTTCACAATCATTGCCGGCACGATTGCGGGCGTCGCCACCGCCATTCTGGCCGTGAACGCCGCCATGGCGCTCAACCCGTTCGGTCTTATCGCGGTCGGTATCGCCGCATTGGTCACCGGCATTACCATCGCCTACACCCGATTTGAAACGTTTCGCAACATCGTCCGGGCCGTCGTGAACGGCGTGGCTGGTTACATTGAGTTTCTGGCCAATTCATGGGTCAAGGCCACAAACGTGATTATTCGCGGCCTTAACCTCATCAACCCGTTTGGCAACATCGACACTATTGACCCCATCAAGTTGGGCCGTTTGGGCAGCGACGGTGGCACCCGGTCAACGGTGGCGGCTATCTCGGCCGGGGACATGCCTGGGGCGGCCTCTGCGGCCGCTGGAGGGGCCGTAGCGGGCCTTGGGGCGGGTTATGCCACCAGCGCCGCCAAGAAGGCCACCAACGCCGCTAAGAGCGCTGTGGTGGTGCCTAGCGGCCCTGACGGCTATGTCGGCCCCATGGGCCTGCCCGAAATCGGGTTCCAAAACCTGTCGCTATCCCAGATTGATTCGTCTATCGGTGGCACCGCGGGTGTCAACCAGCAGGTGAACATCAACGTGGATGGCGGCGACCCGAACGCGGTGGTGGACGCAATCCAGCGCTGGTACAGGCAGAACGGCCCGATACCCATTGCAGTGACGTTCTGACATGGCAATCCCGTATTGGACAATCACGGTTAGCAGCCCGTCAGCGACGATTAGCAACGTCCAGACTGTCAACGTCACTAAGGGTTTGCGGGTACTGACCGATAACTACAGCTCAGGCCGTATCACGATTACCGGGCGTCGACCTGACCTGTTGCCGTCCCTGGCCATTGGGCGGCTTGTGACGTGTGTGCTGACAAACCCGAACAGCACCCCAGCAAGCACCGCGAGCTACACGGGCCGCGTAGCCGACCTGCAAATCAACTACGGCACGGTGTCCTCAATGGATACTTGGACGCTGGAGCTGGAGGACGCGTTTGCGGTGTTGGGCCGCAGCAAGATAACCCGCACCTGGGCAGGTGGGACTAGCACCCGCGTTGTGTTTCAAGACATTTGTACTGACACCGGGTTGACGTACAACGACGTTGTGGCAGTCGCAAACAAAACGATTTCCGCGACGACTGTGACAGCCGAGTCGGCGCTGTCGGTTATGCAAAGCAACCTGAACACCGAACAGGGTTTGCTGTACGCAAGCGGTAACGGCCTGACGATGTACACCCGTGGTTGGCAGCAGTACACGACGTTTTACAACTACAGCGACGCCGGCGGGGCCGCGACCCGCTACCAGCAGGTGCAGTTCCTCTCGATGGCCGACAACTACTCGACGTATGTTGTCATCACAATCAACGGTGGCAGCGCGACGGTGGTAGGGACGGGCCTGTATTCGTACCAGGAGGACACTTACGCGCTGGACACTGGGGCCGCGACGGACATTGGGAACTATGTGTTGGGTGGCCTGTCGGTGCAAACAAACACGCCTAACCGTATGACGGTGCTGCTGAACGACGAAACGTCGAACCGGGTGATAACGAACTTGAACGACGGCAACACGGGTGTAAACATCACGTTGCGCGGCCAGACATACAGTGCAAACGTCATCGGTTACACGATTAGCTCAGACACGCAGCGCACCCTGGTGACGTTCAATTTGGCGGGGACGTCGTACTACAACTTTCTGGTGCTGGGAAACACAGCTGGTTACGGCACCTTGGATAACAACAGGTTAGGATTCTGATATGGCTGTGAAGACGTTTACGACGGGTGAGGTGTTGACTGCGTCTGACACGAACACGTATTTGGCGAACGCGGGCCTTGTGTACGTCACGTCCACGACTGTCGGGTCGGCGGTGTCGAGCGTGACCATCAGCAACTGTTTCAGCAGCACCTACGACAACTACCGCATTATTTACATGGGCGGTAGTGCCTCCGCGTCAGAGAACTTGAAGTTCCAATTCGGCCCGTCATCAGTTAGTGGATACAACGCAAACTATTACCAAATAGTTCACTACTCATTCTGGAACGGAACGTCATCAAACAACGTGGCGGGCAGCAACAATGCCACAACGTGGCCTTATGTTGGGTATCACGACAGCGACAGCGTCAGGTTTTCCGCAGACGTGTTTAACCCTAATGTCGCTGAATGGGCAAGTTTTTCTAGTGCCCCGTATCTTGCGCCAGCGTCGGGCGGTTTCTGTGTTGGCGTTCAACAGAACAACGGGCAATACACTAGTTTCACATTGACACCCGGAAGCGGCACCCTCACGGGCGGCACGATTACCGTGTACGGCTACAGGAAGGCGTAGCAATGTCTGACCCCATCATCGGCACATTCCACGACGCGGCCACCGGGGAAACCATCACCCGCGAACTCACCGCCGAAGAAATCGCCGCCCTGCCCGAACCCACCGACCCGCTCGATTCGGAGTGAACACGCGGTGGGTGATACCCGCCGCAACCGTGTCCCTAGCCCTCTTGTGGCCCGGCAACGCCAACGCCCTCAACTGGACGTGCTGGCAATCCGACACCGCCCAATGGCAGCTCACCCAGCCTGACGAGCACTACGCCGTTGGGCTGATGCCTACCTGGGCAGATTGCCTTGCCTGGAAGGATGGCGACCCCGGCCCCGAATACGTCTGGTCATACGGGCGACCCAACCCCACCACAACTTCCGCAGCTGCCACCAGCACCAGCGTGCCCGCAACGACGACGACGTCCACCACGGTGCCCGAGACAACCACCACCAGCTCGACGACAGCTCCCACGACAACCGCCCCCGCCACAACAACAACCGCAGCTCCAACCACGACTGCTGCGCCCACCACGACAACCACGACTGCGCCCACGGTGCCCAGCGCCGCACCCACGACGACCTACCAGCCGACAACAAGCACCAACCAGCCGAACACAACGCAACCAACCGCAAGCACCAGCCAAACGTCGACTTCTTCCACATCATCCCTCCCGGTAGAAACGACCAGCACCGTAACGCAAACCACTGTCATGCTTGCGGATACCCGCGCCGTGCGCGCCGCCCAAGTCATCCGCGCACAGCTCGCACCGGGCGTCACCCCAATGCAGGCACAAACCGTCATAATCGTTACAGCCGCCCTACAGGCCGTGTCCGTTACACGCGCTAGGAGGCGCTAATGAAAGCTGAACTACGGGCACTGCCACTCACCCTGCTCGGGTCGTGGTACGTCATCATCACCTTGGGTGGCTCCACAAAGGCCGCCGCAATCTGGGGTACGCTCGTCGGAGTCGTCCTACACTTTGCCCTAACCGCTGTCATAAAGGACGACAAATGAAGTTCACCACCGTTGTAGCCCGCATCCTCGCCGTGTTCGGCACCAGCGCCCTGTCAGCGCTCGCCGGCGGAGCCATCCTGGGTGTCGACCTTGCCAAGGCGGCCGGCATGGCAGGCTTTATGGCCACCGCCCAGGTCGTCGAGCGTGTTCTGCGCGCCTACTACGAGGACGGCGTCCTGACCAAGGAGGAGCTGGACTCCGCGCTGGGCGGCAAGAAGTGACCCGCAAATACCCGTACTACCCGGCGTGGGACGGGAAACGCCCCAGCCCGCTCATCCTGAAGTGCGCTGACCTGTCGCGCCGGCGTTGGCCTGGCACCACCAATCTGGGCACCTACGTCAACCGCGACATGCGCGGCAAGCCCGGCCAGAAATCGGTGCATGCCACAGGGTTTGCTCTGGACTTGGGCTACAAAGACGAGGCCCAGGCCCGTGAAATCTGGGATTTCTTTGTCGGCAACAGCCTGGCGCTGAACGTCGCTGAGGTGCATTGGTACACGTTCGGCAAGTACGGCGCTGGGTACCGCTGCTCCCGTGGCGAAGGCAAGAAGGGCGTCAAGATTTACGAGAACGCCGAAGAGTCGGCTGGCACTGGCGGCAAATGGCTGCACATTGAGCTGGTTGACATGGCCGTGGCTGAATGGGAACAGCGTTTCCGCGCCCTGAAGCCCAAGGAGCCGGCGGGCGGGTAGGACACGGCCGCCGGTTAGGTGGGTGGGGTCGAGCTTCTCCCCGGCCCCATCCACCACCCCCCTTCATGCTTGCATTAGGGTGCTGACTGTCGCCCTACCGACAAGGAGAACCCATGAACCCCGCAGAATTCTGGTTTATCAGCATCCTCATGTTCGCCGCTGGCTACTGGACATGCCGATGGCTGGGGTGACACCCGTGTACGGGTACACCGTCCTAAGGTCAGAGGACAAGCAAACAATGGTTCAAATCTTTTGGGATTTGGAAACAGGCCAACTACTTCACGCACAGGTATGCACCCGGCCCAAGCCGTGGGGAGTGTGGGGGCCGCCAACAGAAGTTGAGAGAGTTGATTAGACGCATCATGGCCACCACCGCTGTCCTCGTCCTATTAGCGCCTGTAAGCCCCGCAGAGGCCCGTTGGGAGCCTGTGCTGGGCCGAGAGACCATGCAACGCCTAGCGACCTGTGAGACGGGCGGACGCCTCGACCACCTGACCCGCAGCTACGTCGGCGCGTGGGGCTTCTACAAGGGCACCTGGCGACTGTTTAGCGACACCCCAGTCCACCGCGTCAAGCACCTCAGCTGGGAGCAGCAGGCCCGCGTCGTCGACCGGGCGTTCTGGTTCGGTCACACCAAGCGCAACGGCAAACACCAATGGGCGGTCGGGCCGTGGGGCCACGGCTGCTACAAGTACCACTACGCCAAGGATGCAAACCTACGCGCACGGGTGTGCAATAATCGCAAACAACAAGTGCGGCGCTGGTGCCGCTAACAGGCAGGAGAAGAAATGCCCAGGGAGAAGAAATACACGAAAACCATTGCGTTCCGTGTGACCGCAGAGGAATGGGAGCTGATTGCGACCGGCATGAAGGTCGACGGCATCAGCACCCCGTCAAAGTTCATCCGCAAGGAACTTGACCTGACGTTCAAGACGCTCAGGCTTGTCAAGGAGCAGGACGCCAAGCGCGAGGCCGCAGCCGCCAAGCGCGCCGCCAAGAAAGCAGCCGCCAATGTCGTCGCCTGACACGCTCGCCAAGCTGGCCGCCCGGCTTCAGCACTACGCCGACCTGTCGGACGCATTCGGCCCCACCGAGGAAGGCCACGTCATGCGCCTGGCCGCAGCCGTCATTGTTGAGATGGAAACCACGTTGACCCAGCAGCTGCAGTCGCTGGAGGCTGAGCTGCGCCGGCTGGAGCGGGAGCGCGCAAACCTGTGCTAGAGAACTACGAGACAGTGGCCGAACGGCTGGCCCGCTGGCTGGACATGGAGCACAACGGCCAACCCCGCGTCATCACCCACCTGGTCAGCGCCCCCGGCACCGACATCTGCGTGTTCCGCGCCGAACTGTGGGTCGACAACGTGCTGGTAAGCACCGGCTGGGCTGAGGAAGTGCGCGGCCAAGGCAACGTCAACAAGACCAGCCACTTGGAGAACTGTGAAAGTTCGGCGCTGGGCCGCGCGTTGGCGAACGCTGGGCTGGCTGGTAGCGACCCCGCTAAGCGGCCGTCGCGTGAGGAGATGGCCAAGGTTGAGCGCAACGCAAGCACGTCGGGCACACCGTTCACCGGCACCAAAACAATCACAAACAAGATGAAAGGCAAGTGCATCCACTGCGGCGACACGGTCGACATCGGTGAAGGCATCGCCACAAACAACGGGTCGGGCTGGAAAACGTCCCACATCGAGGGCCAGTGCCCGCCGGAGGCGTTCTAATGCGCGTCGGCGGCTACGAACCCCGATTCGACTTCAAGGTCGACCTGGAGCACGGCAACGCCGCCGAAGCAAACCTCATTGACTTCTTCAACGCCATGAACGGCCAACAAGTCGAAGTCAAAGCCGACCGGTACCGCAACGGCCGCATGATTGTAGAAACCCAGCAACGCCCCAACGGCAAAGACTGGCAACACTCAGGCATCAACGTCACAACCGCAACCTGGTGGGCCTACCAGCTCGCCCCGTCATCCTTCATCCTGGTATCAGTCGCCCGGTTGAAGCGCTACCTACGCATGAACGACTACCTGCTCGAAAAACGAGAGTTCGCATCAACAGGCGACAACCCGGCCATGGGTTTCCTGTTAACCGCAGCACAGGTACACGAAATGCAAACCAGCAGGGCGTACGACTAATGTACGAACTGCTTCTGTTCACGTTTCACACTGTCGGCGTGTTTACGCTCGGCATCTGGTTTGGGAGGGTCAATGACCGATAGAAACACAACACAAGACCACATTGAGGACTTGATGACGGAACTGGTACGCACACGCGAAGCCATCCGCACGTTGCACAAAGCCAATGAGCAGCTGCGCGTCAAGCTTGCCATTGCACAGGCCGAGGTGGACGGCTACGTCAAGCGCCACGATGCTGACCGCCGCATCATCACCGAGCTCGGCGAGCGTATGCGGAGACTGGCGTACGGCCGTGGGTGAGCGCGTCAGGGACAGCCTGCACATTTCGGAGCGCATGTGGCAAGACAAAGTTGAGCACCTGGCAATCCTGAACGGCTGGCTGGTCGACCACAAGACACCCATGCGTTACGCATCAGGCCATGTACGCACCACCGGCCTGCCTGGCATGCCTGACCTGACACTGATGCACCCCGCCGGCCACGGCTTCATCATGGCTGAGCTAAAGACTGACAAGGGCCGGTTGAGCGACAAGCAGAAAGCGGTTGCCCTCGCCCTGCTAGCCAACGGCGTCGAGTACTACGTCTGGCGACCCAGCGACCTGAAGGACGTTGAGGAACGACTTGCCCGCTGGCGTCAACGATGACGTTCACGTTCTACTTGGGCACAAACAAAGCTAATTGGCTATGGGGCAAGCCGTCCCGGCACCCACTATTTGTGTCCATCAGAACCATCAATCGCATAAAAAGCAGGCCCATCGCAATAAATGACTGGTGCTGCGACAGCGGAGGATTCACAGAACTGTCCCTGTACGACAAATGGGTAACAACACCAGAGCAATACGTAGATGACCTGTACAGCGCAATGAGCATTGGCCGGATGGTATGGGCATCACCCCAAGATTGGATGTGCGAACCCCACATGCTGAATAAAACAGGCTTTACGGTCGAAAAACATCAACATTTGACATGCAGCAACTTTGCGCGTTTACGCCAACTAGCCCCAGATGTGCCCATAATGCCGGTGTTACAAGGCTGGGAACCAGACGATTACCGCAGGCACGTTGACATGTACGGCCAATACGGAATTCGGTTACGCGATTATTCAACCGTCGGCCTTGGGTCATTCTGTAGGCGCGCCAATGTAAACGGCGTTCGAGAATTAGTCATCGAGCTTAAGGCAGAACAATTGAAACTGCATGGGTTCGGGCTCAAAAAGGATGGCCTCACGTTGTTCCGCGACCATCTGGTGTCTAGCGATTCCATGGCATGGTCGTTCACTGGTCGCATTGCAGGTAGACAAGGCATACACCTCTGTGGTAGACCGCACCGCGCAAAAGGCTGTGGAGATTGCTGGGATTGGGCGCAAACATGGGCTGACCGTGTAGCAGCGACTCAACAAACAGCTCACCCACTGCTATGGGAAACCAACGCTTACAACTGAATCCACCCATGGCCTCGTACGGGTTTGCACTGTGCAGGCATAACACCAGGGGACTGGGGTAGAGCCCCGTGCGCGGGGTGCAGCGTACGAACGACACAAACGCGAATGGCGACCGTCCCACACGAGTGAACATCCGGCGGCCAAGGAGACAAACCTGAACAGCGGGGGGACTGCGACCCGAGCACCCGACGTCGACACCGAGGCGCAAGCCCCCCGGGGGGCGCAGCGCAACAGGGGGGATGTTACGCTCCCAGCTGGAGAACACACACAATGCCAGCACGAACAAGCAACACCGCCTACCTACAGGCCCGCGCCGCAATCCTCGCCGGCTCACCCCTCTGCCACTGGTGCGGCACAGCCCCAGCAACAGAAGCAGACCACCTCATTGAGCACGACGCCGGAGGCACCGATGACACCAACAACCTCGTACCCGCCTGCAAACCCTGCAACGGCCGACGCGGCGCCCGCTACAAAGCCCGACGCGACGCCAACATCAAAGCCCGCCGCGAGCAAGCCGTTAACGCAAACGCCAACGCAAACGCCATTTTTCAGGGCAACACACTGCC